AATCGTGGAAGATGGCGCATTGTTCCTGTCGCCTAGTGGCACTGTTATCAGGGCGCCATTACCTAGCGGCATCGGCCATTACTTCTGGATGAATCAATGACCCGCAAGCTGCTGCCTTACGAATACGATTTGATTGACGCCTTGGGCGTCACTAAAGAAGAATACCTTGACTTTGTAGCGCAACAGCACATTTACGAGGATGCCAAGCAAGACACTGTGCTGGATATTCGCGCAGAGCCGGTTTCGATCATTCTTGCCGTTGTAGGCATTCTATTTCAGTTGGTATCTGTGCTGTTAATGCCCAAGCCTAAGGCTCCGCAAGAGCAGCAAGGCACAGCGCAAACCAGAGATGCAGTATTAGCGCCACGCATTGGTTTCAACGGCGCTCAAGATCTCGCCGTATATGGCGACACCGTACCGCTGGTTTATACGAACACCGCGCAAAACGCTAACGGCGGTGTGCGCGTTGCAAGTTTGCTGTTGTGGTCAGCCATCCTTAGCTTTGGCAACAACCAGTTTATGCGGCTGATGATGACAATTGGCGCATCAAGCATCGCTCGCATCGACCCAGAACGCACTGCACTTGGACAGTTCCCCGCCAAGGATTTGGTGTTTGGCAACGTGTGGCAATACTACAGCGAGAACGGCCCAACTCGTTATTGGCACCTAATCAAAGGAGGCGGCACCGATCCAACAATTCGTTCTGGCATTGATACTACTGCCAGATTGACTGGACTGCCAAACGACCAGGAAGGTTTCAGCCAAGCATTTTCGCCTACCACCGCAAGCACCGTAGGCGTAACCGGCTTTATACCCATTGAAGCGGATGTACTAATCCTAAATGAAGCTGGTAATTCCGAGCGCAGGCGTGTTGAGGCGCGATTCCAATCTCAAGCTGGCACATATTGGTCAGACAATGGCGACCGCCCACTTGTGCCAGTGGGTGCTTCTTGGGTGTTATTTATTGCTCATACTATTGAACTGCTTCCTTCCAGCGACACTGCAGGCATTGCGCGTCAAGATGCACTGCGTGATTCCGCGTCACGCATCGACAATGGAACCATATTCAAAGCCGGCTCTGCGTTGTTTCGCGTGGTGTCCGTAAATTTTACTGGTGGGTCCAATGGCATTGAAGAAGGCGATTTATGGGCAGGCGTCGAGTGCATCCGCACCGGAAAGTTACCTCGTGCAAATCCAGGAATAGGGCACTGGCAGCAAGTAGGCAGTCAAATCAATGCATTGCGTGCCGAAATTGATAGTAGAAATAACCGAATTGCAGCCGCTGAAACATCTCGCAATAAGAATCAAATTATCCTAAACCGTGGGTACACAGTCGTTTTTGGAAGAGGCGGAGCTTTCAACAGGCCACTTACTCAAGCAGACCGCGATAAATATCAATCAACTGTTAATAACCTCAATAATGAAATCGCCACATTACAAAACGAAAACAATGCGCTGCAAAGCCAAATCAACAGCTTACAAGGGCAAGGCGGCCCGGAAACATTCCACGTAAAGGGCCTGGCGCGTGTTGAAGAAGCTGCTTATGCCAGCGTCACCAAGTGCAATGTTCTGGATATAGCCCTGCGGTTCCAAGCATATCGACGCCTCAGTGGTCGCGCCAATGTGTATGGCAAAGATCAAGTTAATTACGGCCACAGCGCATCAGACAATGGCGCCAAGGCACGCACTGCTATGTTCGCCGTGTGGTATCGTCTTGATAACGCAGGCGATTACATTAGATTGCCGTATATTTTCTGTTGCCGTGGAGTAAACGAGCAGGAAACATTTACCTACCTAAAGCTAATCACCCGCAATGCCGGGCCACGGTTTATTGAAGTTAAATTAGAGGCCGTTGTTGACACTTACACAGAGATTCGCACGTTCCACACTCGTGGATATTGTTACTTAAATGCCACCGGCCCGCTCGTGACCTTGGGTACCGACCTGACAGAAAACGACAATTTGGAAGTGTACTTTAATGGCTCAGTGTATCGTGATGGCAGCAGGGGCGATTATCCACCATTTAACAAATCCCCGGCCAACACCTCAGAATGGGACTTGTTTAATTACGACGCTTTTTCCAACACTTCCTTTTCTTTTGATTCATCCACTGAAATCAAAGTTACTGCCGTAACAGAACAGCGCATTGAATCATGGGCAAGCTACAGCCCCAGCTTGTACAACGGCTTGTCCACCTTGGCGGTGCATATTGTCTCAGGGGCTGGCACTCAAGACCTGCGCAGCGTTAGTGCCTATGTCACCGAAGGCAAGCGCGTGCGGCTACTGCCGACCAACCTTGACTACTTTGGCAATGAAGCCACTGGTGCGCCATACGACAACAACATTGAAGCATTTGCCAACAGCGGCCCCAGTAACTCCACTTCCTTTGCGCCTGACATTTTCCTAGATACCATCTTGGATGAAGTGAATGGCATCGGCCAATATGCCAGCTTGCATTCTGTTGATGTGATGCAACTGGCGCAAAGTAAGCGATTCTGCCAACGCAACCAACTATTCATGGATGGCGTGATCGCAGATGGCAGGCCGTGGCGCGAATTTTGGGCGCAGGTGGCACCGTTTAGCCTGCTGGAACTCGGCAAGATTGGCGGCAAGGACACGCTTGTACCAGCACTGCCCTACATCAAATCAACTGGTCAGATAACTCGTGCCATATCAATTACAGCCTTGTTTAACCAAGGCAACATCCTTGAAGACACTTTCAAGGAAGAGTTTATTGATTACGGCTCCAGCGTCCAAGATGTTATTGTCACGCTCATCTATCGTGACACCGAGCGCGGCAGTGTTTTTCCACGTAACAACAGTGTAGAAGTGAAACGCACTGATACGCAAGAAGCCAATGCAATCCGCGAAAGCCTTGACATTTCTCAGTTTGTAACAACACGCGCCCAAGCAATTTTACTTGGCAAGTACCTCTGCAACGTGAGACGTTACAACCGTCGCGCCATTGAATTTGTCACATTCCCTACGGATATCTTCGTGATGCCTGGCAGTTACGTCTATGTTGAAACCAGCAACAATCAATGGGACGGCATATACACCGGTCGCATTGAGGACAATGGTGTTTTCAATGTGCCGCTACAAGGCATCCCTAACGGCACCTACAACGTGCTCACCTACGGCAGCACCGACGGCACGCGTTCTTTTAATGGCGTGGCAGTGAGCAATGGCGCCGCTCCTGCACTTGCATCACGCAGAGGCGACTTGTTTGTGCTCGGTCAAACTGTCCGCGCCAAGCGAGTGTTTCGCGTGACGGAAGTAACGATGGAAGAGGAAGGTGAAACCACGGTTCGCGCAGTAGAGCACCCGTGCGACAGCAATGGCCAGTCGTTCATTGCGCAGGGCATCGCCAGCTACGTGGGTGGCCTCTTTACCATTGATGGCAGTGGAGAGTAGAATGCAAACAAATGGTTAGGCGTTAAAGATGGGTTTTTACACGGGGCGCAGCGGCAGGATGTACATCACTCCAATCCTTTTTGCCGGTCCCACGCCAGCCGACAATCAATCGGTGCTCAAAATCCGCGACTGGTCCATTGATACCAGCTTGGAACTGTTGGAAACCACCACCATTGATACGGCAGTTAAAAGCTATACGCCTGGCATGGTTAGCTCCACTGGCTCTGCCACTGTCATGTATTACAGAGGAGAGTCTGGTGACATTGGCGTGCAGTTTGAGCAATTGCTTAACAAGGTGATGAAGACTAGCAATACAGGTGTTACTGCTTCTGATCGCGTGGGCATGGTGCTCCGAGCTGGTTCGCAACCAGGAACTGGCGCCGACGTAAAAGATGACATTGCATTTAATGCGTACATCACCAACGCTGGCATCACCGTGGGCACTGGTGAGCTTAGTAGCGTATCGCTGCAATTTACAGTTGACGGACCATTTATAGAACTCGTTGACGCATGACCTATTTTATTGGCAATGTCGGCAACGTAAGACTGCGCCGGAATAATGAAGTAGTTTTGTCGGCATTGGTGAAAGATGCTGACGTAACTGTTGTATTAAATCGCGTTGGTTTTGAAGGCGCTGTTGATAACTTACTAACTGGAGACAAAGTAACCATCAACACTGCCGACACACGTGGGCTATTGTTTTTCACCGTAGGCAGTTGGGTCGATGGTGAAGGCGTCGAGCAACGTAGCTTTTCTGCGTATATCAATGTAAACGCTGCTGGCGGTTTACGGTTTTTCCCAACATTTGCGGATGCTGTAAACAACAATCGCGCCGTTGAATATCAAGTGCAGTCGTTTGTTGGCGACCCGATTTTAGTCCAATTAGTAGTGCGCGACATTTCGGCCAATGTACTCGGAAACGTTACTGCTTACACTTTTAACACCGACCGCGAAAGTTTAGACGCAACCACGCTAAATGATAAATTTAAGCGCATGTATTCTGCTGGACTTATAAGCGGCGGCGGTTCCATCGACTGTTTGTTCAATAATGTGACATCTGGCGTAAAAGAAACGCCACTGCTGATGTTGCAGCTTATACATCGCGTGGATATTGGCAGCGAATTTGACTGCTTGCTGTCGATTACGGATTCGGAAAATGACGCAAGCCTGACGGACATCTACTACGAGTTCACCGCAATGGTGACACGCGCAGGCTTGGAACTGTCTGCATCCGACGTGATCTTGTGTAGCATAGACTTTGTAACCACTGGCGAAATTCGCTTGCTAGTGGGACGGCCATCTGGCTATATACTGAAGGAAGATGATGACCGCCTAGCCCTCAACCAGAATAGTCTGGAATTCCTGCTGACCGAGGTTGAAGACTAGAATGTACCAAAGGAGCTTGTGACCCGTGAGTGACCAGAGGATTACGCAGCTAACCAAGCTGAACCAAGCTGACGTAGCAGCTAATGACGTGCTGGCCATCGTTGATGTTGGCTCAAGTATTACAAAAAAGGTAGAAGCCAAGGAGCTGTTCCAGGCTGGCGCAAACCTAGCTGATAACGCCAGTATTGATCTTGTCAAGCTCAACCAGGCCAGCACCACCAAACTCGGCACCACGGCATTAGCTGATGATGCAGTTACGGCCGCCAAGCTGGCCAATGACAGCGCTATTGCCTACGACTCTGTCGCGCCAACCATTGATAATTTTGATGGTCGCGGTTACGTCAACAGCACCAGCAAAGCTCTGCAAGTATTTGATGGCAGCGCATACCAGCAAGTTGTGGCGCCCACTGCTGGCATTGCAGACTTGGCTGTTACCACTGACAAATTGGCTGATGGTGCAGTCACCACCGCCAAAGTAACTGCCCTTGGCACGGCTGCTTATGCCGACAGTAGTGTAACTGAAGCCAAGATCGGAGCCAACGCAATAACCAATAGCAAGGTGGCTGATGGCGCCATTACCACTGCCAAGGTAGATGCTGCTGGCCTTGCTGCTGCTGCTATTGCAAGCGATGCCATCACCACGGCCAAGGTGCTTGATGGTGCCATTACAGCGGCGAAGTTAGCTGCTGATAGCACCACCATCGTCCAAGCCGGCACCCCCACGGGCAGCGGTGCTTATGAAGGGCAGCAATGGTTTGATACTAATACCAGCGTTAAATATGTATGGGATAGCACTGCATGGGTGAGACAGGCGGCAATCAATGCCCTTACCTTCACTGATAGCACTCCTGTTAATTTTGCTGTTGCATATCCAGATAGGCATTCAGCAATTATTACAACCACGCTTGACACGCAAGTTGCCAATAGAGCTTTCGTTGGTCCAGCCGCTGGTGCTGACGCAGCTCCAACTTTTCGTGCATTGGTGCCAGCAGACTTGCCTGATGCCACGGCATCAACCAAGGGCATCATTCAACCTGGCACAGGGCTAGTCGTTAATGGCGGCACACTAAACCATAGCAATAGCGTTGCAGCAGGCACCTACACCAAGCTCACGGTTGATGCGCAAGGACACGTCAGTGCAGGGGCACTGTTAGAAGCAACGGACATTCCAGACATTGACGCTGCCAAAATTACCACAGGCGAACTGCCTACTGAACGCCTTGCTGATAATGCAGTAACAAGTGACAAGCTGTCAGACTACAGCACTGCATCTCTTGGCGAAGTATTCCCAACACCTAGTTTTATTGGTCAAATTCACTTAAACCCGCTGGATAAGTCGTTCTTCATGTGGGACGGCAACGTTTTTGTGCCCATTGGTATTTCGGCCGGGCAAATTATCTTTGCTGGCACATTTGATGCAAGTACAGGAGGAGGAGTTGGAGCCATTGCAAGCCTTACTCCTGAAGGAGTGGCTGCTGGTTTTTCAATTGGCGCATTGCCTGCATCATCTGCAGCAAATAATAAACATTATTTTGTGGTTAGCGAAGGCGGTACAATCACAAGTGGCAATGCACCCAATGTAACACTTGCACCGCCAGACCTTATTCTTTCGGTGTATAACACTTCTAGCCCAGGATGGGTGGAAATTGACGTATCCGCTGGCGCAGGCTCAATTTCAGCAAACCAAGTAAGTTTTACTCCTGCTGGCGATCTTGGCTCGACTAGTGTTCAAGCTGCTATTGAAGAAGTTAGCACCGAATGCCGCAATGCAACTAACTTGACCAGCGGCACCCTTGCTGTAGCGCGTGGCGGCACCAACCTCGCTAGCTATACCAAAGGCGACATCATTGCGGCTAGCGCAGCTACCACACTTGCAAAGTTACCAGTTGGCACCAATGGGCAAGTATTAACGGCTGATAGCACTGAAACTAGTGGTCTCAAATACACCACTCCCACAGTTGGTACGGTCACAAACGTAACCAGTAGCACCACTGCACTGACGATTGCTACTAGCACCACCACGCCAGCATTGACGATTCGTGCGGCGACGACCAGTGTTAATGGCATCGTCCAGCTCAGCGACAGCACGGGCACCACTAGCTCAACGCTCGCCGCCACTCCTACAGCAGTCAAGGCGGCTTATGATCTGGCTAATGCAGCATTGCCCAAGACTGGCGGTGTTATCACTGGTGCGCTGGAAATTGGCAGCACTGGCAGCTTGGTATTTGAAGGCAGCACCAACGATGGAAATGAAACTACTATTGCAGTTGCAGATCCAACTGCTGATCGCACGATTACATTCCCAAATGTAACTGGCAACGTTGTTACAACTGGCGATAGCGGCACTGTCACTAGCACAATGATTGCCGATGGCACGATTGTCGACGCTGACATCAATGCCTCTGCCGCCATTGTTGATACCAAATTGGCTACTATTGCCACTGCCGGTAAAGTAAACAACAGCGCCACCACTGCGACGAGTGCTAATACGCTCAGCGCTATTGTTGCAAGAGATGGTAGTGGCAATTTTTCCGCCGGCACTGTCACTGCAAGCCTGACTGGAGCTGCATCATTAAATGTTCTGAAAACTGGTGATACACTTACTGGCGCACTGCTGCTGGATGATGCTGCTAATACGGCTACAGCACCGGCGCTTGCTTTTGATGGCGATACAAATACTGGCATCTTCCGCAGTGCTGCTGACACTTTAAATGTTGCCACTGGCGGCGTCGAGCGCGTTGAGTTTGGCACCACTGAGGTGGTATTCAACGATGGCGGCGCTGATGTTAACTTTCGCGTTGAAGGTGACACCAAGGCCAATTTGTTCAAGGTGGATGCGGGCACTGATGCTGTCAGCATTGATGGAGCGTTTTCAGTTGCTGGCGATGCAACTGTAAGCAGTCTCAACGGCGGCCCGCTGGCTGGCTTCCGCAACCGCATCATCAATGGCAACTTCGACGTCTGGCAGCGGGGGACGATTTTTAACAGCCCGGCTGATAACACCTACACGGCTGATCGGTGGGTAGTTGTCTACGACGGGTCTGGCGCCACACGCGCGATAAATCGAGAGACCTTTATTCCAGGTTCAACTGAAGCAGCCCCTGGGGCAGCGTACTTTTTAGGATTTAATCAGACTGTTGCTGGATCAGGGGGAACATATAACGTGTTATCGCAACGCATCGAAGGTGTTCGCACATTTGAGGGACAGACAGTAACACTTAGTTTTTATGCTCGTGGCCTTAGTGCGGCATTGACTTTGCCTGCTATCGGACTATCGCAGGACTTTGGGGTAGGTGGGTCCGCAAAAGTATTTACCACGGCAGCCTCAAGCGTAGTCATAGCAGGCTCTAACTTTGCCAAATACACTTACACGGTAACTTTGCCTAGTATCAGTGGTAAAACTATTGGTACAAGCGCTTATTTGGCGTTAGAGTTTAGTCTGCCCACCAACGCAACCTTTCACTTCCAAATTGGCAGCGTCCAACTAGAACCCGGCAGTGTCGCCACACCAGTTGAGCAACGACCGATTGGGACCGAGCTGGACTTGTGTCAGAGGTATTTCCAGCCAAGCGCAGTGTATGCTGTTGCGTATGTTGATAACGGTGGGACGATGGGCACTGTTGCTCACCTTAGACCGCGAATGAGAACCGCGCCTACAATTAGCAACATTGTTACTGATTCGACAAATTTAGGTGCAAGAACTTTTACGACAAATGCATCCAATGTTTACATTGCTGCTATTGCTTCTTCAGCGGGAGGTACGCAACTTTCCGAAACATTTAACGCCTCCGCCGAACTGTAACCAGCCATGTATCAACTAACCACCGGCACCAGCATTATCCGCCTCTCTGATGGCGCGACAATTCCTAATGACCCCGGCAACCGGGACTACCGCGAGTATCTGGAATGGCTCGAAGCCGGCAACACCCCTGAGCCTGCACCTGCACCACCACCGCCACCCCCCAGCTACGTGGCCTTCTGGGATGCGTTGATCGCCAGCAGCGTCTATGCCTCCATCCGCACGCAATCCATGGCAAGCCTGCCGATGAACACGCTTGCCACGGAGTTCATTGCTCTCATTGGTGATGCCAAAGCTGGCCGTCCCAACGAAGCTGCCATCCAAGCCAGCATGAGCGCAGTGTTCGCCACTGGCACCTTCACCGAAGATGACGCCGAGGAGTTCACTGCTGCTTTGGCGGCTGGGTTGTTGGATGGCATCTATTCGCTGACCTAGACTGGCATCATGGCAATCTCGCCCGGCCAATACAACTTCCCCCTGCAGCGCCGGGCAGACCACAGCATCACGCTGCAATTCAATGACAGCGCCAACGCAGCCATCAACTTAACAGGATGGACTGTCGCCGCCCAAGTCTGGAACCAGGGCCGCAGCACAAAATACGCTGACTTCACCGTCACCTACACCAACCGCGTCACCGGCACCATCGCCATTGCACTAACCGACGAGCAAACCGCCACGCTACCCAACGAGGCGTACTACGACGTACTACTCACCAATCCTGCTGGCTTGAAAGAGTATTACCTTGAAGGAATCATCTACGTGTCAGAGGGATATACAGCATGACCTCTGTAAACGTCACAGCCGTAACTAACACGGTCACTGTCACCGAGGGCGATACCACTGTTGTCACCGTCACCACCGCTGGCCCGCAAGGCCCCAGTGGCGGAGGTGGTGCAGCAGCTTACGTCCACACTCAATCAACGCCAGCCATTGTTTGGACCATTAATCACAACCTAGGCTTTCGTCCTTCGGTAGAGCTGCTCGATTCTGGTAGCCAAGAGATTGACGGTGAGATAGCGCACCCGACCGTCAATCAAACCGTAGTTACACTGAGTCCAGCAACTGCTGGGCTCGCCCGCCTTATCTGAGCATCTCCCATGGCACGCAAATTTTTTACCGACATTGACCTTCAGTCAGTCTCGAAGGTCATTAACGTCCCGACTCCGACTGCTGCTGGTGACGCCGTACCCAAGTCTTATGTGGACAGCGCCGTAGAGGGCCTGGCGTGGAAGGATTCGGCCAGGGTCAGCACCCAGGGAAACATCGATCTATCGGCGCCTGGCGCAACGATTGATGGGATCACGATGGCCAGCCAGGACAGGTTCCTGGTGCGCTCGCAGACCACCGCATCACAGAACGGCATCTACGTCTGGAACGGCGCGTCTACCGCTGCTACACGGTCGCTGGATGCTTCTACGTTTGCTGAGCTGGAGCAAGCCGTCATCAGTGTTGAGGAGGGCAGCGATGCCGACAGCAGCTTCCGTCAGACCGAAGTCAACGGCACCATCGACTCCAGTGCGGTCACCTGGGGCGCATTCGGCACCAGCGCTCCTAGCGCATCGGAGAGCACCGCTGGCATCGCTGAGTTGGCCACGCAGGCCGAAGTGGACGCCGGTACCGATGACGCTCGCATCGTCACCCCGCTGAAGCTGAAGGCCTGGAGCAGCGCACCCAAGCGTTACGCCGCATCCTTTGGTGACGGCTCTGCCACCAGCTACACGATCACCCATAACCTGGCCAGTCGTGACCTGACAGTGGCGATCTACCGCAACTCGGGTAGTTATGACGAAGTCGAGTGCGACGTAGAGCACACCACCACCAACACGGTGACGCTGGTGTTTGCCACTGCACCCACGTCTAACCAGTTCCGCGTCGTGGTGCTCGGCTAATGGCAAGGAAATTCCTAAATGGCATTGATGTTGTCGGCCAACTGGCTTCGGCAATCGGCGCCAACCTGAGCAGCGGCAAGCTGCTCGGCAGAAGCACCGCAGGCACAGGAGCGATTGAGGAGATCTCAGTTGGCTCCGGCCTAACCCTGAGCGCCGGCACGCTGACGGCTACTGGCGGCGGCGGCGGTGTTGACGTTGATCCTGTAATCGCTGGAATGATCTTCTAATGGCTGCTCCTAACCTTAAAAGCCCCACCACGATCACCGGCAAGACGGAAACGCACGCTTTTGCTGGCACTACGTTGGAGTCGGTGCTAGGCGCTGTGCCAACGGACAAAGTATTCAAGATCAATTCCATATTCTGCTCAAATGTAGATGGCGCAACTGCTGCATCAGTAAGAGTTAGCGTATATAACGGAACTGTTCACCGCTACCTCGCTTTTGACATTTCAGTGCCTGCTAAAGCTACGCAAATTATTAGCGCAAAGGACACATATTTTTACCTAGAAGAAGGCAATTCAATCTACGCATTGACCAGCAATGCTGATGACTTGCAACTTATCATTGGCTACGAAGAAATATCATGATTGGCTTCAACGGCGGCTTGATTGGACAAGACCGGAATTTTAATGCTTCCAATTTGGCGCAAACGCTTGAGGGCGTGTGGACGCTGGCTGAGCAAATAAAAGCGCAACGCAACAGTCAATGGCCAGTCCCGACCGTCAATCCGGTGGCCACCATTACGGCCGGCTCCGGCACTGAAACGAATGACTACACAGTCGCAGGTGTTGGGTACAGAGCGCATGTTTTCACTACAGGAACCAACGAGCTTACTTTTTCTGTTGGAGGCACTGTTGAATACCTTATTGTCGGTGGTGGTGGCGGTGGTGGATATAACTCTGGCGGTGGCGGCGGCGCAGGCGGCTTTAGGACTGGTTCAACGACAGTTACCGTTGGTGCTTATTCAATAGTCGTTGGTGACGGCGGTGCTGCAAACAACAATGGCTCTGCGTCATCAGCACTGACCCTTTCAGCCGCTGGCGGCGGCGCTGGCGGCAACAGTTCTTCAAAGCCCGGCGTAGCGGGCGGATCAGGTGGTGGCGCTGGCCGTGACGGCAATGGCGCAGCAGGCGGCGCAGGCAACACACCTTCTGTAAGCCCATCTCAAGGCTTTGCAGGCGGCGCCTCCAACGCCAGCTCTTGGGGCGGCGGTGGCGGCGGTGGCGGCGCAAGTGCAGTTGGCGGCGATGGAGGTGGAGACGGCAACCCAACAGGAGAAGTCGCAGGCAAAGGTGGCGCTGGCAGCTCTTCAACTTTTAGAAATAACACTGCCGTGTTTTATGCTGGCGGTGGTGGTGGCGCTAATGCCGGCAACACAACTCCTGCAAACAGTGGCACTGGTGGTGTTGGTGGAGGTGGCAACGGAAGTTTGTCAGTCGCAGTATCTATCGTTAGTGACGCTACATCAGGAGCTGTAAACAGTGGCGGTGGTGGTGGTGGCGGAATTAACACCACTAGCGGCACTGCTGGCTCCGGCGGCTCCGGCATCGTGATCATTCGATATGTGACTACATAATGCTCTACTCCATTCACAACCAACGGCCAGCACCACTGC